TGACTTGACACAGGCAGACGGCCAAGGCATGACGGTTACTGATTTGTTCATGCCGTCGTAGATTGGGGCTGTTTCGGGTCGGTTTTCTATTCTTGGTTTGTAATCATCTTCGCTTATGTGTGGTTTCGACTGTTCGGCTTGGGTTTTTTGTGTTTCGTAACGCCCCGTTGCTGCTTCTTGCGGTGTCTGCATCGTTGTCGGCGCGCTTTCTGCCGTTTTGTTTGCTTCTGCGGTTTTGTCGGTGCTTGGTGCTTCGCCTTCGAATCTGCCCCAAAATCCAGTAAACGACCATACTCCGTAACCAACGAGGCAAAGGGCGAGCGGGAACAGCATTAAAAGTTTGCTTTTTTTCGTCCTGATTTTGGTGTGTACTTCAGCCGATTTATAAAGGCCATATGCGCTTTTATCGAGCTTATAGACGCTTACGAGTGCTTCCCTGATGTTGGTTCTGCTTTCCGGGTCTTTCGCACCGCCTGTTGTCCATTCCAATTTGCGACGTATGCCCAAATTGGTTTTACTCAAATGAGTATGATGTTCTATCAGTGACCGGAGATTTATATCTATCAGGCGTGGATGTTGGGTTATAAGGATAAAATCAAGCCCTCGGTGTCGGTGCGTTTCTAGTTCGGCCACGTAGTCGGGTACTTTCGAGCCGCTTGGACGTGGACGGAATATGCGTTGACATTCGTCAACAACGATAATCGCGCCCGGAGGCGCCCATTTCGGCCATGTCTGAATGCTTTCGCCTTCGGGTATATCGAAGTAATTTATTTTATCGTGGTCTAGGTCTTTGATTCCGTCCACAAAGATAGGGCGATCTTTAAAGTCTTTGCGTTTTAAAAGATTTGATACTGCGTACAGTGTCTTACCTGCCCCCGGCACGCCCGTATAAAGATACAACATTATTTATACCTCAATTTTTAATGATGGTTGACAGTTTTTTAAAGCCTTTGATTGTGGCAATAAATGTAAACGCGCCGAAAATCCAGTTAAGCATAACGCCGAATCCAAGGATATAAATTATCTGTAATGCGTCTTGCGGAAATCCACCTATGTGATTTTGAACCTGCTGTACAAAATAGGATTGCAGGCTTTGAAAGCCTGTTACAGTTACAAAAGATAGACCGATTGCGCTAAGGATACGGCCTGCAACAGACATTAAAGCGGCTGTTATTAAATTTGCCCAATTCATAAATCTTCCAACGCTCCATAAACAAACCATGCACAAGTAAGGATGGTCATCATAATCAGCACCGGCCGAAGTTTGGCAGCAAAATCACAAAGGGGCTGATAACTAAATTCGACGCGGCCAAATGCGCCTAAATCGACGCTTTTGGGCTGCGGACAAACACCGTCAGTCTGAAATATGTTTTCAGGCCTAAAATTTAGGTCTATTGTCTGTTCAGGTAGTTTTATGTCTTCGTAGCTCGAATCACCACTTGGCATACATTGCGCAGTATTCGGGTTCTGCTTACAAAAATCTTGTTTCTGATTCTCTTGGTTTTGATTTTGCTGCCCTGTCGGATTATTCGGCTGATTCGGTGTATTCGGACTGTTTGGCGTGTCCGGACTCTCCTGTCTGCTCGGTGTTGTCTTTTCGGGCTTATTCGGTGCTTCTGGACTGTTTGGCTTTAAATCTGGACGTGGCACATAATCAACGCCGACAGTGCCATCTTGATTCATTTTGAATCTTGTTTGTTGTGGGGTACTGCTGCCTTCAGGGGTATATGGTGCAGAAAGTGCGGTATCAGGGCTAAATGTGCTTGGCTCGGCAGATTGATTCATAACGCCCATTTTTGCCAGTTGGTTCATCAATTCGGCATGGTTTGTCTGATTGTTTTCCAACATGCGGCGCAGGATGTCTAACATTTCTTTTTGTGTCAGCATGAATTCTGATGGATTGACTTGATCGGTATTCTTAGCTGCATTGGGAATATTGGGACTGCCTGCTGGGTATGATCTAAGCTCATAGTAGATTCTACTGTTTTTAGAAAGATTTTGAATTTCTAAACTAATTTTTGACGGATTTTCTAAACCTGTGGAAATTACATTGTAAAAATTGTCATTCGTTATAAAACCGTTTGCATATATATTTAAACTAGAATTATTTGAATAAACCTTGTAACTTTTATATGTAGTTGAAGCTTCAGATTTGTAAATGTTTGGTTGGAAAGTTTTCATAAGAATTAAATCATAAGCATAAAGCCCTTTTGCTTTGGCTTCTTCTTCTCTTTTCTTTTCTTCTTTCTTCTGTTGGTCTTGTTGTTGCGCTTTTTGTGCTGCTTCTGCTGCTTTTTTAGCTGCTGCATTTGCTACTGCTTTTTGATAGTTACCTTCGGCTTCTGCTTGACGTTGTGATTGTTCATACTGTTGAGGTTCTTTCAATCCATTGCCAATGCCTGTAGCTATATCTCTGATTGCTCCGCCTAAAATACCATCTAAAGTAGCTCCTAAAGTCATTATTGAATTATGAGCAGCTTGTAAATAATTGCCGTTCTTAAACGCCTTTGCTGCTTCTGATGCATAATTTTTTGTATAAGAATTATTAACAGCATTTGCAACAATGACTGTATTTGCAGCAGTTTGAAGCCTACCTGTACCGACTCTTTGATTAACAGTTGTATTCATCGTACCAGTTTCGCCGTACTTTCCCGTAACGGTTACAGTCTTGTTTTGACTGCCGTTGTATGTTCCACCGTCTTTGTTTACGGTCGGTTTGCCGTTGTTTTGTACATCAACTTTCCAGACACCTGTATTAGGGTCGTATCCGCGCCGTTGCAAGGCTTGGTCACTTGGGAAGCCTGCGTTTTGATGTTGTGCCGGAGGCGGTAGGGCGACATCTGCCATTACTGGAGCAGCGAATACAGCAGCAGACAGAGCAAGGCATAAGGCAATAGGCCGATGATAAACATTGCTTCGGGTGTCATTCTTCATTACTCTTTTCTCTTAGGGACAGTATAAATTTATAAATTAGGTTGACTATAAAAACCGCTATCACGACATAGACGCATAACATGCCGATTTCTTTGCCAAGCTGCTGATATTCCAAGGGGTCACATTCCGGAAATGTCAGTTTGACTTCTTGTCCGTTATATTGCCATGTAGTGCCGTTAAAAACGGGGTGATGTAACACCCCGTCTTTATCGATGGTTGGCACAACACGGGTCATCACGTCGTTTACAGCTTCATTTTGCGTAAAATGGCAAACCCTGCCGACTTGATAACCCATTGCTATTAACCGCCTTTACGTACAGCTTTGATAATCAGGCCGACAACCACCATAGCAGCAGCAACGCCAATTACTACCGCGCCAATAGCGGTTACACCGTCTTTTGCGCTTGCCAGCTCAGTTTTGGCAGCATTTACGAGGCCATTATCTTCCGCCAAAGCAGGGGCGGACATTGCGGCAACTGCAACGGTTGCTAAAGCGTATTTAGCTTTGTTTTTCAGAGCCATGATATTCATGAGTTTTCCTTTACAAAATGTTTAAAAAAATGTGTTTGCGGGCTATGTGAAGGTTTTAGAGACCGCCCGCCGAGCCTCTTAAACTTAGTCTTCT